CTACTTTTCGCTCTCCATACGATGTATTAGGCGTGCCACTTTTCCCTCGTGGGCGCTAATGGCCTTTTGCAGTGTCTTCTTCTTCGTTACAGATTTTGGCGTGAACATTGAAAGCTGATTCCTTCGAAAGCCGTGCGCCTGCATCACCACTAAACAGATAGCAGCGATGTGTTTTATATTGACCCCCGCGTCCCGCAATTCCAATATGAGTGGCATACAATGAGTGTAAGGTTTGGGGTCCTGTTCCTTGCGGAGGGCGCGGACCATTCGCAATGTGCGATGACATTCGTGCCTCGCTTCTTCCAGCCGCTGGCGCAATGTCTCGATAGTGAATGTCGTCAATCCACTCCTTGGTACGACTTTGCTGCCTGCTGAGTCGATCCCTCCAATAAGTGATCGCAGCCTCGTTTCCATATCTAATATCGCATCGTGTAACTGATCCTGCTGGTCCTTCTCGTGGTGTGAAGCCAGAAGCGGCATCGTGAGTTCATACACAATCTCCAGATGTGCCATCCACGGTCGGAATGCTTTGCCATAGTCGTCGCCCGACATATATAGCTTGTCGAACTTCCGTTTCCAAGCTTTGAATGGAATGCGGTTTGGTATTGATGCCTGCTGCTGTTTTGCCGTGACCATATGCCAACAATCGTATCCATTCTGCCGTTCAATTGAAAGGCCTGTGCGAGCCGGGCCCTCAAAAGTTTTTTTGAGGAATCCCCGTCGACGCATAAATAGGGATGCGCTTCAACGCGCCGTTTGGTCTGGCCACTAAACGCAAAATCAACTTCATCGTTTGATTCCGATCTTGGCTGCTGACTCCCCGTTGGCAGCTGGATCAAAAGCAGGGATGAAGGCAAGGCAAACGATGAGACATCCATCAGACGACAACAATACATTCCGCGGCGAACTCGCAGTGTCACTGCGTCCAACCAAAGCCTTTAGTACTCGCACGGGTATGGAGCAGATGACTGAGCACTACTTGAAAGTCCTCGACAAAGCGATCTACCCTCACGGGCAGAAGTCGCTCAAGGCTATTGCTGTCATCGAGGACAATGATCACGTGCATATGAGCATTGCTGGCTTTCCGTTTGCAATGGACGATGACAAGATTCGCGCAAAGGCCATCAGAGCAGCGACAGTCGTGAAGAAGATTTGGGATGAGCGTGGCATCAGGGACAACGAACGATTCAAGATTTTGAAAACAGGCGATGACGCGACACAATGGTTGGGATACTTCTTAAAAGATGAAAAGACCCCAATCATTCAAAGCGGTCCTGTAAGAAGCAAGACAACAACACTCGACAATTGGTTTGGTAGTCCTTTGGATAGCCAGAAGTAACAACCGTTTTTGAGTATTAGCAGTGCTGGAAGGGTCGAAAGGCCCGGCGTTTAGTTATACGTGTATCTACAAATAGCCAATCAGCTCTTCTCATCTCTTCATCATCTCCCATCCATCCACTCTACTCACACCGGCTATTCCGTAAGCACAAAGAGCGAATACGAATACAAGACATGAATCCACAGTGTTGACATCGTTGGAATATAGAACACGATGCAGGAACTGTTTGAAATGCCAACCGCTCATCCCCAATCACATCTCCAATCAGTTCCCCACACCTGATTCCCAACACACCCCGAACAACACAGACGCAGTCAAGAGCGAAGGCATAGAACAGTGCCAAAAAGCGGTGTAGACGCTGTCGCACAGAGATTCGCACCTGACACAAAAGAAAGACTGGCCAATGAACGGCTTTTGACATACCATGCCGCTAAACCACAACTACTTCTGGGACTGGTCAAGGGGGATTCATCATGGGGATTCGGAAAGCGATTGCCAGTATTTTCAATCAGCAGAACCTCTGGGCAATGTTCGGCGCGGGTGTTGTGTTGTCGGCAACGCTTTTTTACTTATCGTGGGTCACAAACGCTACTTTTGTTGGACTCGATGCAGCCGCTGCAAAACAGGATTCGCTCATTCAGACCATTACGGCAGAAACAGCTGACCTCACGATGGCGGGCCGCCTTGCGTCAGACAATTCGGCGAGGGCGCTCTCTTCTCAAGCACTTCAGAGAGAGCTACAGAATTTTGGTCGCCAAGCCCAAGACATAGCGACAATCCTTGACCAAGCTAAACTTGATAATGCCGTCGGGATATACTCCGTGACGCTGGGGCTACAGCACACTCGTGGTTACATCAAGATTGGAGCTAATGTGATTACATTGGCTTCAATAGGATTTGCGATACTAGCCTACCTAAGACGCGGTGCGGCGCCGCAGATGTCAGCAGCGGAACTTGAAGAATATACCGACCAAGACATTGGTGCTTCTTCTGAACCGGCAGCGGCTGTGCCCATAATCTTCAAGGCCATTAAAAGGAGATTGAGGCGAGAGATAGAAGACCTCGGCAGACGTGGAAATGTGAATCTCGCGGTTGGCGTAGTTGTGACGGTCGCCGCAGTGGCAGTCCTAGTCTACCTTACTCAGGGGGCACATACATTTACGAGCACGCCGGAAGCTCTTCAGTTCTACCTTCCACGCATCACGACTGTCGTCCTCATCGAGACATTCTCGTACTTCTTCCTCGGCCTCTATCGCAACAATCTCGCAGAAATCAAGTACTACCAGAACGAGCGAACAACCGTGGAAGCAATGGAAATCGCCTGGCGCTCTGCTGCGGCTGGTGAACACAAAGGCCCCGAAGTGGACGTCATAAAACAGTTTGTTCGGACGGATCGCAACTTGGCTACAAAGGGCCTCGCGACTATCGGTGACGGCACTCAGAATGACGCTCTCGAAATTGTCAAGACACTGTCAAAGATCGTCGCGGATTCAGTCAAGAAGGGCGGGAAGGAGTAGGCTCATCACAAGCGAGAGCACATGGGAATACTGACGATGATCGGATACGCGATTCGTGATGTCTTCTGTGCAGTCTGTGTTCTCTACGTTTTGCATTGGGCGCTTTCTGCGCTCTATTGGGCCTATCGCTGCATCCTTAGAGGCGACGATCCGCGTTATGCAACCCGCTCAGTCTTCCGCAGCAATTGGCGATTCAGGCCAAATCAAGGAACAGATTGGATCGCAGTGATCTCATCAAGGTTTCGACGGAAGTGAACCACTTTCACTTGAGGCTAGAACATTTCACTTCTGGTGGAATCACCATCACATCTGGTGGCATTGATCGCTGCGACAATGCGACACGACACTATACTCATGAGAACAGATACACAACAGGGGTCGAGAAGAACTAAATACAGACGCTGGGCTGAGTTTCATCATACGTCCTCTCCTGGCATTCTCCTTCACATGATGGGCCTGAACCGTTTTTGCCATTCGGTTCGGGCCTTCTGTTTTTGCTCTGATCAGAGCTAAATACAAACGTCATAAAAGTACTCCTTCTAAATCTTATGTCGGCTAAACTCAAGATTTAGAAGATTGAATTCAACAGTTTGATAGCTGCAATCCCATAACAGGCTCGCAGCAGACTATCAATCGACACCCGTATCCGGATTCACCTCTGGGTACGGGCTTTTCTGTTTTGCAGTAAATATTCACATGAAGACTGCGCGCCGAATCACATACGACGGAACAACTCTCACGACGTTTGAGTGGGCCGCGAAGATTAGGATTCCATATGGCTTATTCGTCGCTCGCTTGAAAGCACATGGCATCTGCGCAGAGACATTCGCACCCACGCGCAAGCCTCGATCTCGCAAGCACACGCAAATCACCCACGACGGAATGACTCTCACGAAACATGAGTGGGCTGAGAGGCTTGGGATTTCATATGGAGTATTCATCAGTCGTCTAACCCGATATGGCCTCTGTGCAGAGACCTTCGCGCCTGGAATCATGGAGCGCGGTTGGCGCTTGAATCTCCCACCAACACCAGATGAACAGTCGGAGCGGGCATGCGAAGTCGAGCGGCAACGAGCAGAACGCATACGTATTGCAGCCACGCAGGGTGATCACTATCGCGAACTGTCACTGCATTACGCCAAATATGGACGTCCGAAACGAAATGACGTCTTTTGATCGCTAAGATCGCGCCTTTTGCGCCACCCCGCTAAATCCATATACAGGGAGAACAAAACAATGACATCTAAACACCATTCTATTTCCGACTCCGTTATAGATGCTGCCTACGACGCGCAAGTAATCAACAGTTGGGAAGTCGATTTTCTTCTGAAGCTCGACGACTTTCACCAGCTATCAGAGAAGCAGCAAGCAAAACTGGACAGGATCACGTACAAGATTTCCCGCGCAATAGACAACGACATCATCACCCCGAAATCAGCCGTGCCACAGATCGGCGACTTCAGGCAGGTGATCGAGGACAGCGTTTGTCCACATTGCCGCAGGGCACTTTAATGCAGGAGCAAATAACAGCCGAAGTACTGAGAGCCAAACGACTGGCCGAAGCCGAATCGGTGGGACACCACTACCGCGCAATCTCATTCCATTATTGCGTCTACAAAGAATCACCCAAGCAGGAGGTTCCGGAAAAGAAATGATGCCAGAACAACAGAGGCAGATTACAGAACAGCTTCAGGATATCAAGCGACAATTGACAACTCTCCAACTGCTCATAGCCGAGAACACAGGACGTTACAACAAACAGTCGCACAGGATTGAGACTCGTCCTGCGCGTACTACCAACATCGAGACACGATAACAATGCCCAACATCAAAGCACTCATTACCACATTTATCAGCTTGTTTGCTGGCGCTCTTGTATCGGAATTGCAAACCATGTTGGATACAGGTCACATGGCTTTCACCACGAAGTCCGTGGAACATATGTCGGTGACCGGCGCCGTTACGGCTGCCGTTGCTCTGTATCACCTATATACACCCTCACCTAAGCAATTGCAGAAAGATGCCACAACTCGCTAAACGATTCTGCCTTCGCCCTGGCTGTCCATCGCTGGTGCCGTCTGGCTATTGCGACAAACACAAACCGGTTGTTGATCAGACAGAGAAGAACCAAATATATGACTGGAAATGGCGCTGCTTCCGCAAGGCCTTTCTCGCTGACAATCCGCTCTGTGCCGACTGTCTCGCGGACGGCCGCGTTACGGCTGCAACAGAGCTGCACCACCGAATCAAAGCGCGGTTGCGTCCTGACTTGCGTCTCGATCCCAACAACATCCTGCAATTGTGCGACACGCACCACAACATACGAACAGCACGAGGAGAATAGCTTGCGAATGAGGATTACTTGTGACATGGATAGGCTTGAGTGAATGCGACAAGCACAAGCATTCGGTAGCTCATATGCAAGCTGTTTGGATTGTCATTCAAGAACTTCACGACTACCTTTGCACTTTCGAGCATCGTGATTCCGTCAACGGGCAAGCACACCGTCGCCGCCGATGGGTTCAGTTGTTTCAGTGACTTCAGCATCGAGAGAGTGTCCGTTACGCCCGAAAGATAGCCCATGCAGTGCTGCGCTTTCCCCCAGTCTTCTCCAACCGGCATATGTTGTGGAGCAGAGTTGGCTACGATACTGCACTCTTCCAATAGATCAACTCCCGTTGGCCCAATATTGTTTTGTGCGTGTGTGTAGACAGTTGGACAGAGCAGAAGGACTGCAAGAACAAACCATCTCATTGGTGCCCCCCTAGATCACAGTGATTTGCACTATAGCACGCAAGGGATAGGGGGCCACCAAATGTTTGCCCCCTAAGCCTCCGCAACCCAGCCTGAGTCATCTGCACGCAAAAGCAGTTGGAAAATCCTGACCTATTGCTAAATACATACATGATTTCACGACACCCATTCAACGCAGAGAAGTACAAGACGGCGGATGACATCATTGGGTTGCCTCAAAAGCATCTCGATGTGCTAGTCGGCGTATGGCGCACACCACACCTCCTATTTCCTGAAAATGTCACATACCTAGGGGCCGACCCACATTTTACCCGTCGGCATTTTAGCGCCTGTGATGATTTGTTTGAGGACGGCCTTATACAGCGCAGCATACGAGTAAAGGGTTTCTGTCAAGATATCGTCATGTCACTGAACGACGATCTGCCACCACATGCAAAAGACATACTGAACGAAGTGATGACATTCCTACAATTACAGACCTGATTATGAACCCGCCTACTCCGACAGCTATCAGAATCATGCAGGGAAACCCATCAGGCAGACCGCTGCCAGAACGTGAGCCACAAGCGACACCCGGCGCTCCGGATATGCCCAGTGACTTGTCAGAGCTTGAGCAGCATTACTGGAATCGCCTTGTGCCACTCCTGACAGCGTTGGGAACGCTCACAACAGACAACGAAGACGTGTTGCGCGCCCTGTGTCAGGAGCTAACAAAGAAGCAGATGGCATGGGAACAGATCATTGCGCGTGGCATCGTTATTGAATCACCACAGGGCATGAAGACCAATCCAGCCTGCAACGTTCACGACAAAGCACAGAAACAGGTTCGCGTCCTACTAGGCGAGTTCGGCCTTACACCCTCAGCACGTACAAGACTGCGTTCAGTGAATCCGGCTCATGCATCACTGCTGGATCAGATATTGGCAGCACGACCACAACATGAGTACAGGGGCTAATGAATATTCATTCGAAACCTATGTCACTGATGTTCTGAATGGTCACATACCCACGAGCCAGTTCGTAAAGCAAGCCGTACAGAGACACGTAAACGATCTTACCCGCGATGACCTGTTCTTTGATCGGGATCTCGCTGCTTGGATTTGCTACGACGTCTTCCCGAAGCTATTCCAACATACAGTCGGTACTCTCGCGCCATTCCATCTTGCCCCCTGGCAAGCGTTTGTGATTGCGGGCGTCTTTGGATGGAAGCGCAAAGACACAGGACTGCGCAAATACAACCGCGTCTACATTGAGATGGCCCGTAAGCAGGGCAAGAGCACATTAATGGCTGCAATTGCCTTGTTTATGCTGCTCTTCGATAACGAGCCGGGCGCACATTGCTACATCGTTGCCACAAAGCGTGATCAGACAAAGGAAGTCTGGAACCCCGCAGTGCAGATGGTTCAGAAGAGCGCGGAGCTATCAAAGCTCGTGCGCGTCTATCGCGATTTCCTCTCTGGACCCAACAATTCAACATTCACGCGCTTGAGCAGTGACGCAAAGAGCCTCGACGGCTTGAACGTTCATTGCGCCATCATTGACGAATTGCACAAGCATCCCACACCACGTGTTTGGGAAGTAATGGATACAGCAACTGGCGCTCGTCGTCAGCCAATCATCTGGATCATCACAACCGCAGGAACCAACCAAGCTGGCGTCTGCTATGAACGCCGGGACTACATGACCAAAGTCCTGAATGGGACATATCAGGATGATGACTGGTTTGGATTCATCGCAGAAATTGACGATGGTGATGACTTCAAGAACGAGGCGATCTGGGAAAAGGCGAACCCAAACATTCGCTTCATCCCAAGCATGGTGAAAGACCTTCGCAGCAAGGTGCGGCGCGCTATTAGCAGTCCAAGCGAACTCTACAACTTCCTTACACTTCATATGTGCCGCTGGACACAGCAATCAGAGTGTTGGATACCGCTTGAGAAGTGGGATGCATGCCTCGCCAAACCCGCATTCACATACGAAGAGATGAAAGGCCGTCCATGTTTCGCAGCATTGGACCTATCACAGAGATTGGATTTGTCTGCTGCATGTCTACTCTTTCCTCCATTAGAACAGGGCGAGAAATGGCGCTATATGTGGCGGTTCTTTCTCCCCGAGGACACCGCTGACGAATACATAAAGACCAGTTCTGACAAGTGGCGTGACTGGATTGTCACGAAACAACTCACACTCACACCTGGCGCTCGTGTTGACCAGACCTACATCCGGACGCTGATACAGGAATGGGCGCGGGATTTCGATTTGCTGAAGTGCGGCTATGATCCAACCTTTGCAAACACATTGTCTATGGACCTTGCACACGACGGCATTGAAATGGTTGAGATTCAGCAAAACAACATCCGGTTCCTGACAGAAGGCACACAGGAGTTCGAATCGCAAATCTTCAATGGCGAGATGCAACACAACGGCGGGCAATTACTCCGTTGGCAGATTGACAACGTGAAGTTAGATCGTCGCGACAGCTTCTGCAAACCAGTCCGGCCTGATCGGAAACGCAACACAAAGAAGGTAGACGGCATTGTTGCAGCGGTCATGGCCTGCTGTGTTGCAGTAAGAACACCTATAGAAACTGCACCAGCAGACATGGGCTTCTACGTGGTCTAGCCAAAAGCAATAAATACATCAGTATTCGGTTTGACCCCCTGAGGAATAAACGTAAATGGGTATTGTTCGTCGTATATTAGATCTCTCTTCAGCTGCATTTCGCAGCAATCCGCTCGAAAATCCGGGCGTGCCCCTGTCGTCACCGGGCTTATTTCAGTGGCTGATTGGTGGCGATCAGACACCAGCTGGCGAAACTATCAACGAACACAACGCCATGAATATCATGACGGTGTTTGGATGTGTGCGCGTCATCGCTGAATCAGTCGGTCAACTACCACTCAAGTTGATGCAGATCACAAATGCTGGTCGTCGCGATGCGATTGAACATCCTCTCTACTACCTACTGGCAGTGGAAGCAAACCCTGAAATGGATTCAGGCGTGTTCCTTGAAACGATGGCAGCAGGCATGGCGCTTACTGGCAACGGATATGCGGAGATCGAGCGCAATCCAAAGTCAAAACAACCGGTTGGATTATGGCCCCTCCATTCATTTCACACCACTCCAAAGCGTGATCCACTCACACAGCAAATCTATTACGTGACTGGCGATGGCATGCCACCTGGACAGACTCGGCGCATTGAAGCGAAAGACATGCTGCACTTCCGTCTGATGTCACTGGACGGATTAAAAGGCATTTCGCCAATTGAACAATGCCGCAATGGACTTGGATTGGCGAAGGCACAAGAGAACTCCGGAGCACGTCACTTTGCAAACGGATCGATTCCCGGCGGCGTTCTCAAACCAGCTGCAAAGCTGACACCCCAACAGGTGCAGGAAGCTAAAGAGTCATGGAGCTCCGCACAAGCTGGCGTGAATCAGGGCAAGGCAGCAATTCTGCCGTTCGGTTGGAATTATGAGCAAATCGGTTTAAGCAACGAAGACAGTCAATGGCTTGAAAGCAGAGCATTCAGCCGCGCCGATATTGCGATGAGCATTTTCCGTGTCCCCCCTCACATGGTCGGCGACATGTCGCGTATGACAGGTGCAAACACTGAGCAACTTGCACGCCAATTTGCCACGTTCACATTGCAGCCTTACCTCAGCAAGATTGAAGGCGAGATCATTCGCAAATTGATTTCCGTACCGGGCCAAGCAGCCCGTTACGAGGTTGAATTCGACATGAATGCCCTTGTACGCGGTGATTTCAAGACCATGATGGATGGTTATAGTACAGGACGCATCAATGGCTGGTTTTCAGTTAACGATGTCCTCAAGAAGCTTGGCGAAAACCCTATAGGGCCTGAAGGTGACGTCTACACAACGCCAGTGAACTACATGAACGCGAAACGGCTGCTTGACTCTTCATATCCACCAACGGAAGCGCCTGCACTGGCAGCAGATGCAGTCAGACGCATTGACCAAGCATATTCACAGGCCTATTTGCCCCTATTCCGGGATGCATTGAACCGTACTCTCACGCGAAATAAGCGTGATTTAGACACAATTCGCCCCATTTTCCAACCCGTTCTTGAAGCGATTTGCAGCATGGCATTGGGTTTCCGGGACGGCATTCCGGATGGCATTGACGTTCAAATCACCGAGAAAGTCGTTGCTGACACCCTAAAAGGCATGTCCAAGAGGGCTGCAAAGTGGGCCGATGACGACAAGACAGAGCTTATCGACAGCGAATTCAACAAGGTCGTGCGAAGCATTCACATTGCAATTGCTCAGACTGTTGCGGCTGCAAAGGCAGTCGATGAACTGTCCACACCAGAAAGCGGTGACACCGAATAAATAGACACGAGGTACCACAATGACGCAAAAGACACCACAGCGCGAACTTCGTTACATGACGCAGGAGTTCCGAGTATCAGCCGATGGCGAATCACCAAAGATCTTCGGCTATGCGGCTGTATTCAATTCACCAGCACAACTTCCAATGGGCTGGGCTGAAGAGATTGACCCGCATGCATTCGACTCAGTCATGGCAAGCAATCCAGATGTCCGTGCATTGTGGAATCACAATCCAGATTTCGTCCTGGGCCGCACTGCTGCAGGAACGCTTCGCGTATCCGTTGACACTCACGGTCTTGCATATGAAGTTGACCCGCCGGACACACAAGCCGCACGTGACCTAATGGTCAGCATGAGACGCGGCGACGTAACACAGAGCAGCTTCGGCTTTGTTGTGAGACGCGATCAGTGGACTGAGATCAATGGAGAAGTCAAGCGGCTCATTCTAGAAATGGAAGAACTCTTTGACGTCTCGCCAGTGACATATCCTGCATACCCAACAGCATCATCAGGCGTTCGCTCACTCCCTGCATCAATGCCCGCAGAACTGCGCAGCCGTTTTGCAAAGCGCGATGACGAGGAATGCATGTGTGATTGCGCAGAATGCCTAGACGGTGACTGCTCCGATTGCAGTGACGTTGACTGTAGCGATCCCAATTGCATCTGCAATGCAGAGTCAGATGACGAACAAGTATCGGCACGCGCACAGGAACATGAAGCTGATGAGAACTTGCGCATGAGAATTCGTCTCGGCTTCGCATCACTTCTCTAATTACATTTCATCCCAGATGGCCTGAGTCCGTAATAACCGGATTCAGGTCATTTTTTTGATCTCCCAACTACTAAATAGATGCGATGTCACCGGAGCTTGGCTACCTAGATAGCTGTGTTAAATCACGCATTGCTCACGGTGAAGCAACAGAAGCTTCGGCGGGTAGTCGGAGTTGTCATTGCACATATAACCACTTCCTATTTTGAGGCATATATAAAATGACTTCCCAAGACCTACGCGATAAGCGTTCCAAACTATATTTCGATGCTCACCAGATTATGAGCGGCGAGAACCCAACGGCAGAACAGCGTCAATCTGCCGCAAAGATGATTGCTGACGCAGAACAACTTCGTGCCGACGCAGAATTGCTTGAATCCTGCGAAGCAGAAACCCGCAGTTCACACACAGTTCCTCGTGGCCCAGTAGCCACTGCTGAGACTCGCAGCCGTGAAGAGCGCAATATTGCAACCAACAAGGCACTCCGCGCATATGCAGAAGGCAAAACGTTTGAATCACGTGACCTTACTGTTGCGGGCGATGGTGCATTCATCCCAACTGGTGTTGCAAATCCCGTGATCGCAAAGAAGTCTGCTGGCAACGTTTATGACGTCGTTGGCAAGCTTTCAACTTCAACGGGCAATCCGATCAACCTACCGCTGATTAACGACACCACAAATGGGTTTGTGTTGATTGCAAACAGTATTACAACCACTGATCCAGTCGTGAGTTCCGCAACGATTGGTATCGATGATTATCGCTCCAATCCTATTCTGCTCGATAACTCGCTATTGCAGGACTCTGCAATTGACGTACTCAGTCTAATTCAAGAAGCAGAACAGAGTCGCTACCAACGCACAATTGCAAACGCAATTACAGCTGGTAACGGTAGCCAAATTTCTGCTCTAACCTCGGTTTCCACTCACGTGACGACCGCTGCCAACACAGCCATTGCATATGGCGATCTAACATCCGTTCTCGGAACACTAGATCCGTCATACACAAGCGGCGCGTGCTGGTTGATGAGCACCGGGACCTTAACCGGTCAGATCATGCAGATTAAGGACTCCAATAACCGCCCAATCTTCCTTAACTTCATGGACGGTGGTGAGTCTGGCTTTGCTGGTACGCTCTTTGGATTCCCTGTGAAGATCAATCCTTACCAACCTGCTTTCGCAGCAGCCGCAAGTGCAGTTGTGCAGTTTGGCAACTTCGCACAGGGATACACACTACGTGAGGTTCAGCCAGGCATCGTGATCAAGGTATTGCGTGAGCGTTATGCCGAACTCAACAGACTTGGCGTTGTGTCCTTTGTTCGTGCAGCCGGTGTTTTGACTGACGCAGGTACACACCCAATCGTTTCACTCAACGTCCACGCATAAGATCACTTGACCAAGTGACGAAAACATTGGCCGGGGAGCAATCCCTGGCCTTTGTCATGCCCAGAATCACTAAATAGCTTGGGGAACCAAAATACATATGGCTTCAATCGGATTCCGACAATTGACCGCACCAGCAGCAGAGCCAGTGACACTGGTGGATGCAAAAGCACAGCTGAATGCGCCCACCGACTTCACTGATGATGACGGCTTTATATCCAGTCAGATCATCGCCGCTCGTCAGTATTGCGAAAATGTGATGCAAAGGGCGATATTCAACCGCTCTGTGCAGTTTACTTGCGACAACTTCCCATACCCCGAATTCACGTCAACAGTCAATCCCGTCGATCGGCATTGCCTCTATGGGCAGTACTGGCACCAGCTGGCAATCAATCTGCCGTTCCCAAACTGCGTTTCTGTCGAATCGATTACATACCTCGATCAAAACGCCGCTTCCCAGACCGTTGATCCTGCAACCTATTTTGTCGATGTGAACAGTGAACCAGCACGCATTGTTCCGATACCCGGTTTGTACTGGCCCTATGCGCAGTCGTTTCTGCCGGGATCGGTCAAAGTGACATTCACTGCTGGATCATACGGCGATGGCGTTGATGTTGATACATGCCCGCAAACAATCAGGCAGGCAATTCTCTTACTCGTCAGCTATTGGTACGGCCATCGCGATGCAGCAGAGAGCACTCCATCAAAAGAAGTGGCACTTGGGGTAGACAATCTGCTGACACCATACAAGTTTGACACGTTCGGGCTGGTGCGATAAATGCCGCAACCACTCGACATTCAGGCTGGCACGCTTCGCCATCCCATCACGATAGTCACAGACAACACAGGCAACGTGACAGCATTTGGCACTCCAGTGACTACACAGTCAATTGTTTGGGCCTGTAGGGCAAGCATTCAGTCAACATCAGCTTTGAGCTACAGAGAACTCGTGTCTGCGCAGTCGCTCAGTTCGACCATGACGCATTTGATTGTGATTCGCTATCCGGGCTCATCCATCACCATTGCCCCAGGCATGACGGTGAAGCACGGCAATGACAGCTTCGCCATTCAGGCAGTTGACAACCTTCTCGAACGCAATCGCTTTTTGAACTTGCTTTGCAAAGCCACTGATAAGAGCAGCACATCTGGAGGTGCAGAGTAATGTCGGACGGATTCAAACTCGACATTGACATGCGTGACATCGTCAAAGCCTTCGACTCACTCGCCCCAAACATCCAGAGGAAAGTTGCAAAAGAAGCGCTCAATAAAGCCGGAGAGATTTTCACCGTTGCACTTGAGACAGCCATTGACGCAACTGACAAAGGCACAGGGGACGACAACCCTCAGGGTGACTCACTACCAAAAGGTTTCATGCGAAACGATGTTGTGTTCAACGTCAAAGGCGGAACGCTTGAGGTTGGCTTCAGCCCATTGACGGCACACGTCGCTCGGTGGCAGGACAAGGGATGGACCCTCACGCATGGCGACAACAAGATCAAAGACATTCCTCCCCGTGACTTCTCCGGGAAGGCTTTCGATGCAGCGGCAGAACTCGCATTGGAAGCAGTCGTTGAATCATTGCGAAGCAACTATCTACTGGACATCAACGGCTCTGTTGGCAGCGGCACAGGAAACGAATAATGATCGAGGTGCTTAGACAATATCTTTTGGCACAGTCTGCCATTACAGCAATCACCAGCAAGGTCATTCCCCTGCCTGCACCAGAGAGTCTTTCTGAATACCCGCTGATCACGTACATGGTTTCCAGCCAGTCACGCAATTACGGCTTGTCGGGTTCAATTGGCGAGAACGCAGCCCGCATTATCCTCCGCTGTTTCGGCCCAAAGGGTAACGAGAGCTACGACAGCGCAAAGCTGTTGAGCCGCGCCGTCATTGCAGCGTGCGATGGAGTACAGATTCCCGGTCAGCATATTTGGTTGGAAGTGCTCAACGAGAATGACGATTTCGATACCAATAACCTTATCAATCTGTGCACTGTGACGCTGAGGGTCACCACTTGGTAAGCCACAACACTAAATAGAGATTGAAGCAAACACTATTTTTACTCACGAGGTACTACATTAAATGTCATCAAATTCAATCATTGGTGCAGGCGCGACTATTTCCTTTTCGGCACACAGCGCAAACACCTTTCAGCCATTTGCACAGATACAAACATTCACCATCACTCCCCCAACTGTGAGTTCTGACGAGATTACCAATCTTAGCAGTCCGCTAGTTGGCACCGCAGTTGTGGTTGAGCGCAGACCGACAAAGATTGATCCGGGCAAGTTCAGCGCCACTGTTGTCTATGATCCAAGCGACACTTCATTAGCCAATGTACGCACATTCTTCAACGCCCAGACCATTGCGGACTTCAAGGTTCAGCTACCAAAGGGCGCATCCCAGTCATCGACTGGTGATCTATACCAGTTCACTGGCTTCTTCGAAACTTATCCTATGCCGAGCGGTCTCACGGTTGATAAGCACGTCGAAGCAACTGTCGGTGTGCAGCTAACTAGCACTTGGAGCTTTACAGCAGGCAGCTAATTTGCCGAGTCAACAATAGTGTTTACGTAAAGGCAGGCTGCGTGCCTGCCTTTTTCAGCTATTGCAACGAATGAGGACTATGAAAAAGACAAATATAAGTACAAATCCATTGAAGAGCGAAGGTGTTGTCACAGTCAATGGAACGGAATACAAGATTGAGTTCAATATGCGCGGTCTGTCCGACGCAGAAGATGCAACAGGTCTATCGCTGATCACAGGGCTTTCACAAACACAAATGCAGCAGCCACGAATCAAGCTCGTATGGGCATTGTTCTACGGACTGGCGAAGAAACATACGCCATCGCTGACATATGACGCCGTACAGGATTTGGTTACTCCATTAAACCTGAAAGACATCTGGCAGCCGGTGATTGAGGTGTATTTGTCGGCTTGGCAAGCACCAAAAAACGAGTAGAGGGATCACACGATGAGTTGATCCCACTCACGCGGGACGAGCTTTGGGAACACTATTTCCAGATTGCAACTGTTGACCTCGAAATGACTTACGAAGAGTTCTTGGATTCAACACCAAAGAGACTCGCAATCATGATGGAGCGGAAACAGCAGTTTATGCAACGCGATGGAAGGCTAACCGGAATACTCGCAGCAACAGTTGCGAATTTCAGTTTTGTCCGGCCGGAGAACAAATGGTTCACACCAAGTGATTTCATCGGTGGGTTACCAGAAGCACAACAGGAAGCGGAGCAGACGAACAGCACAGACAATTCACCAGATGCTGTACGCGACAACTTCCAAAATGCATTCCGCCAGATGATGCAACCGCTTAAGGATGCAAAGATTCAGCTCTAGAGGTTTAGATTAGATGCCGAGTAATGAAGAAGTAAAAGAACTAGTCATAAAAGCGCGGCTTGACATTGCAGAACTACAGAAGGCAACACGCCAGATGGGTTCCGAAATGCAGAGAGCAAGCCGCGAGATGCAAGGCTCCATCAAGGAGTCGAACGCGTCCATCGCATTACTTGGCGATGTCATTGGTGTCCAACTGCCACGCCATCTGCGCACGTTCGTAAGCGAACTGCCGGGTGTGAGCACTGTACTATCAGCAGCATTCAACAGTGTTGCTATCATCGCGCTTGTCGGTGTAGTTGTTGAGGCCGGAAAGAAGGTCGCAGAGTTCATTGAGAAGAATCGCGAAGCTGCCGAGAAGCTGAAGGCATCACAGGAAGAGTTCGGACTCACAGTTCAAAAGACATACAACAGCTATCAGGAGAAACTGCTTGAAGCTGGTATCCGCGCTGATGAATTGCGTGAGGATCATCTTGGCGCATTGCACAAACAGCTTGAACTGATCAACATGCAGGGCTTCGATCAGCTTCAGGGTGCGTTCAAGTCACTGGAGTCGGCAGCAGACAAGACATTTGACAACATCAAGAACAACTGGTTGTCAGTTGTTACTGAGTTCTCGTTTGCCCAGGCATCAGGATTCAAGGGAACGCTTGGACGATTCGGCGCTGAATACTCCTCACTTCTCGCGCAGGGCAAAGGCGATGAAGCACAACAAAAGCTGAATGAGGTTCAACAGAGAGAAGAGCAGAATCGCGCCGATCTCATTGCCATTCGTGCAACGGGAATCCGTTCATATAATCATAGCGGTCTCGTTGATGCGCCGACAAACTCCCTGCTACAACGTTTGAAGGCAAATGGGCTCACTGACTTCTCAGACGAGACCTTCAATGCGTCAACACAGACAACTCAGGCATTGGAAGCTCAACAGAACATTGCCGCATACCAGCGCAGTCTGACGTCAGCCAACAAGAGTAATGCTATCGGCTCCTTCAACAAGGACAGCGATAGCGAGTTGATGACCGCCCTTAAATCACAACTCTCAGATCTCGAGAGCAGCGGAGCCGTTATCAATGATGCTGACAAAGCTGCCTTTTGGCGCAGTATCTTGTCCAGTCTTGTGACGGACTCGCGGCTCCATCAGCAACTTCAGGATGCATACAACCAAGCCAATGCCACAGTCGTGCGCCAAATACAGGCGAGCACTACGCGATCTCGCGAGGCAGCTTGGACAAACGTTGGCAAAACGCAAGATCAGCAAGCATTGGAGTTCTGGCAGCAATTTGGCGAGGTCGGTAAGGAAGCGCGCTCGGACCTTGCTGAGACGCTGGCAGCTATAAAGGGCTCCATCTCGACCGACAAAACTGGCATTGACTACAGCCTTCAGCGCGGCAATATATCACAGCAGGATGCAGCCATTGCGATTGCAGACTTGCACGCCAAGGAATACAAAGACACACTCGACGCGCTCGACAAGGCACAGATGAACGGTGTTGATGTCACGAAACAGCGAACAGCCGTAGAAGCTGAATATGCCAGACAGCAGTTGCAGGATTCACTAGCGACTGAATCAGCATTTGGCAAGATGTTTGATCACATCCGTCAGGGTGCGCAGAACGTGCAAGAGAAGATTGCTGCCATCATGGAGCGCACATTGGACGGCATCAATGATCAGATTGTGGGTGCGGCATTTGGTGACAAGACGAACTTCAGCAAGGTGTTTGAGCAGTCCGAACGCTCACTTGCAAAGACTTCCCTCCAATGGCTTGAGGGATCACTGCTCGGCAAGGACAAGACAAAGACGCCACAGAAGACGTTTTCGGATGCAGTAGACAAGTTCGCAAAGACTGTTAGCGGGATCGGAAGCGGCACATCCGGTTCTGGGGGTTCAGGCGCTGGTGTCGGCTCAACTGCATCATCCATCGCGTCTCACATCCCATTCGTCAGCGGTATCGAAGACAAGATCAAGAATTCAGGCGTTGGCCAGTGGCTGCAACAAAACGGCGGCAAGTATCTACCGGGCGCAATGAGCGCAGTCGGTGGATTGATGAGCATGTTTCAAGGCCCGCAACGCTTCAAAGGTGAAGGCAGTGGGGTTGCAAATGCCCTTGCACACGCTGGATATGGCCAGAACACTGCTTCACGCATTCTCGGTGGTTTGGGTGGCATTGCCAGCGGCATTGGCGGTGCGATGTTCGCTGGTGCCGGTGGACTACAAGGCTTGAATGATAGTGACGCAGCAGGATCACTGTTTGGCGGCAGACTGTTTGGCTCTGGTGGCATATTCGACAACCTACCAGGATTTGCATCCGGTGGAGATGTAGTCGGCGGCCGTCCAATCAAAGTTGGCGAGCTTGGACCGGAACTGTTTGTTCCACATAGCAGTGGCCGAATCGTTCCCAACAACCAGATCGGTGGTGGCGCACCAACATACAACATCGACGCAAGGGGTACTGATCCAGCGTTGACCCAAGCGAATGTGGCACGTGCCATCGCTTCAAGCAATGCTCATGCGGTCAGTCAGGCGCAGGCCAGAATGATCGACAGGCAGCGTCGCGTCCCAAGATAAGAGCGCACCAAACGGCTAAATAACGCTATGGCATCAATTACGATAAGCAACATTTCTCTCAGCAGTTGGCAGGGCAACACATTCGGTGTGCAGCTTCGGATTTACACCAATGGGAACTTCACTGCGAATGGTGGGAACCTTCACCAAGCAACAATCCAATCAAATCCTGCGAGCCTCAGCACGTTTTTTGACGTTTACAACTGCACATATTCCTCAGGCTCACTGTTCGTTCCCGCCGTGACATTGGACTCGACAACCGACAGTCCAGACAATCCGTCGGCATCGTATTCCGCCGTCCTCTTTGACACAAACTCCGGAAAACAGATTCAGCAATTCGGAACCTACAACTCATTTCAACTCTCACCCAGTCCGACAACGACGACATGGGGAAACATCTTTGCAGCGGGGTCAGACATTTAAGAATGCTTCGTAAACTACTTTTTCTAGCCACACTATGTATTGCAGGCCTTGGTATTGCTAATGCACAAACTTCAGTCTCGGCATCATCTATTACCGATTCATTCGAACGGCCATTTTCGGGCAAGCTCTGCTTTGCACCAGTCGATGCAACAGGCGCAGCAACAGGTTTCCGCGTGGGCTCTGTACAGGTCATCAGCACTCCTGTTTGCGGTCTCGTTAGCAATGGCGTTCTTCAGACAGGTCTATCAGTGCAGCCAACACCAACAGGCATCTACTACCACATCACTGTCGCTAATCGCACCACAGGCGCTGTGATCCGTGACTACGGCATGACACAAGTGACAGGTTCAAGTTGGACACTGGATTCGTATGATCCAAGCATGGCTGTTTTGCCTGTCACTGCCCTGAGTACAGGTACGACGACGATGCTGCCTCCGGGATCCGGAGCCTCCTGTACTGTTAGCGGCTCAGGCCCTGCATTACTCAACTGCTCAATTCCGCAAGGTGCGACTGGTGCGACAGGCCCTACTGGTCCTGCCGGAGGCATTACGAATGTCAATGGAGCAGTAGGCGCATTCGCAGTAAATGGTCCGGGTGCTAGTTGCTCAACAGTGAGCGGTACGTACACGTGTGCAGTTGGCTATTCCGGCGTCACCGCTGACGGCTCAAATGGGATTAAAGTCGGGGGTGCCGTTGCTTCAAAACAAATCAGCAATACGTTCTATGTTGATCAGTACGCCACAGGGGGCAGCGGCACTTCTGGCAGCGAGTGGACGAGTGCCAGCGGGTGCGGGGGCATTTACGAAGCGTGGCAACAGCTTCCCTCAAGCGGCGGCGTGCTCTATATGCGTCAAGGCTACTACCAAGTGACCAATTCATGCGCGAGTCACCCGCTACAGGGAAAGAGCTTCACGCTGAAGGCTGACGGCAGAGACAAAGTCTTTGTTGACGAATCCACTGTGACTGCCGGTACGGTTGCACTTCTTATCGAAGGCTCGATCACGTCAGGGGGAAGCTCCACTACGACATCGGGCGCAATCTCGCAGGGTTCAACGACCTTTGGAGTTGCAAGTGCTACGGGCATAGCTCAGGGTACGTGGTTGCAGATTCTAAGCACGACTCAAATATGGAATAACAACGACGCCACCTTCTATAAGGGCGAGTTTCAGCGGGTACTCAGTATTTCTGGCACAACAATAACGCCGGAAGTACCACTGTGGGACAGCTACAACTCAAGCACGCCTGTAAACATTCTGTCGCCTGTCGTAGTGGATATTTCTGGCTTCACGATGCTCGGTAATTCCGGTGCGAGCAACGCAATGGGATGTCTGTGGCTCGCCTACACCGCTGACTCATCGATTCACGATACGAGCACGCAGAATTGCAATGAACGCGGATGGAACGTCGCCCAGAGCGTGAATGTCAAATTCTTCAACAATACCGGACGCGAGTACTATCCTACTTCTCCTATTGGAACAAACTACGGCGTAGCGTTTTCTTTCGTATACAACGCCGAAGCATACGGCAACTCGATTGTGGCTGGCCGTCATGCGATAACGTTCGGTTCGGGTGCTGCCGGTGGTGTTAATCGCATCCTTGATGTGCATGACAATCCAGAACTGACAGCGGGAGCGAATACTGTGTGGGCTCTCGACACTCATGGCGATTCTGAACACTACAAGTTCCACGACAATCCAAAGGTCGCAGGCGGTATTGGCGTGGCTGGTCAATGGGGCGAGGTCTACAACAACAAGATCATGTTCAGCCAGAGTGCGAACAACTATCTGATCTGTTTTACCGATATGAAGACGTGGAACATGAACATCCACGACAATACGCTCCTTGTGAATAAGGCTATCTCTGGTGGCAACGGGATGATCACCAACAGTGCGTTTCCTTCATCTGACGGTGGTGGTGTACTTAAACTGTCAAATACTCGCATTGAAGTGCCGAACGGCGTTGTACCAACAACAGCACCAATGGACTTTGTATTCAACCAGGCAGAACCAGCGGCGATTGATGAAATTGACATTGACGGCTCTTGGCTAGTGAACAACAATCCTGCATCGACTACAAGTACTACTCTCTACAATTGGGTTATAAACACTTCCACAACTGCCATCACTAAATTGGTTCTCAGGGACAACAACATTCGACGCGGCTCGATGTTTGTCACGGTAAGTGGTACAGGCTCGATTGGTCGCATTTTGCTGGATCACAATACAATAACTCAAGCTCCCCAATATGGCTTGCGCATAAGCATTGCCAACGGAACGACGCCACTTACGATTAAGGACAACGACATTTCATTGTCCAACCAAAACGGGTTGTACTTGGCAACGAACGGTGGCGCTATTCAACAGTCTGGAAATAGGTTTTACGACAATGGCCAAGATGCAACGCAAACCGCATCTCAACGTGTAGGAGAATTTGCCAGCGGTGTAGCGATGACGATTAATTCGCTTAACGATTCTTTCACCGATGACCAAGGCTCGCCCACGCAGCAGTACGGACAATATCTAAACACTGGATCGGGCGTCACAATGACGCGCAGCAATCCGACCTTCGCGGGCAATGTAACTGCGATAGATTTCTTAGTGTCTGGTAGCGTCGTCTACGACGGGGCAACAAACAGAACTGGTAACACTGTTTCAAGCGGCACAGCGGCATGGACTGCTGGTACGCAACTCGCCGGTGACATTCGCTGGAACACAGCGCCGACTTCGACGGGACCAGCAGGCTGGATTTGCGTTACAGGCGGGACTCCTTGCGCATCAGTTGCACAGATGCCGTCTCTCGGACAGGCGGTCTCTTCGTTCACCGCTTCATGGACACCCAGCGCCGTTACAGCATCTACCTGTGCTGAACAGACCGAAACTGTTACTGGAGTCGTCACAGGTAAGGTGCTCAGTGTGACTCCTCCTGCATCTCCGGGTGCGCACGTTTGGATCAGTGGTACGCGAGCTAGCGCTTCAAATACGGCTGCTGTCGCCTTCTGCGCAGACGCCACTGGTGGTACACCCCCAAGCGGAACTTGGCTCTTCCGGCAATGACTTTGAGCTTTAAGTGGCGTGGGTCAGCTATTGGCCTCACGTTATGCGATGGATGGGCCGTAGTCTTCAACGGCCTTTAGATTATTCCACTGCTGAAGAACAATCGCTTGTACGATGTAAGTCCGAATCATTTCCCACTGCTCTCTGGAAAAGCCGGATTCAATCAGTGCAGTCTCAGCGTGCTCCATTGCAGCCTCAGCCTTTCCGATTTCCACGTCTACGTTGATTGCAGCCATGAGGGACCTCCAGCTTCAAGGATAAACAACTAAGGCGTCGGCAGCATCAACCGACTAGTCAATAGCTAAACGAAACCACTGAGGCCGCTCTTCGGAGTGGCCTCTTCTCTTTGCGCACCTGGGCTAAATACCAAACGACTATGAGTATTCTCGGCACGTTTACCGGACGGAACATCATCGGATTGCCATGCGACACCATGCCCGGTGTCGTGCATCCGTCAAGCATTCAGTGGAATCCGCTCCCAATGGTAATGCAGAACACCTCGATTTATACGGGGCAAACGCAGACCTACAACCTAATGAACTCCTATTGGAAGGGAACCATTTCGTTTCCCATCATGAGCCGGGATCGGTACAGCGCTGATGCTTGGCAATCATTCATCCTCGCATGTCAAGGCATGGCGAACTGCTTCATGCTTGGCGATCCGACGGCGATCTTGCCGAAAGGCGCTGCCTTAGGTGCACCTCTTGTTGCTGGTGCTGGACAAACTGGCTACAGCCTTGTAACGCGTGGATGGGTTTCCAACTACACAAACATTTTGATGGCTGGTGATTACATCCAGATTGGATCACTCAGCACACTTGGCAGCGGATACGCACCACGCCTTTACAGACTCACTGCAAATGCAAGCTCAGACAACGTCGGCGATGCTACATTGAGCATTTTTCCGAACCTGCGTGACCTGCCGCCAGACGGCGCACAGATATACACACGCAACTGCGTCGGATTGATGGCTCTGGCACAAAACGACAATTCCTACTCATCGAATCCTGGCTCGTATGGTGTCAATGCATTGCCATTCCGGGAGGCAATCTAATGCCCCGGACCCTCAGCAGCGGAATGATATCTGCATTGTCAGCTGGAAGCGTGAACCTTGCAATCTTCGCACAGCTTCAAATGTCCAACGAGACACTTTACCTCTGGAGCGGCATTGGACCAATCACATGGAATTCAATGACGTTTCAAGGCGTCGGCACTCTGGGCAAAGTCACAGGCATTTCCGAGGCAGCGAACGTAGAAGCGAAGGGAATGCAAATCAGTTTGAGCGGCATTCCTTCCTCAATGATCCAAGAGGCGCTTTACAACGTGCGACTCTTTCAGACTGTCAATTTGTGGCTGGCTTGCTTCGATAGCGCAGGAGCAATCATCAGCGATCCAGTTGTGAGCTTTGCCGGACTGATGGACAAATCATCCATCGATGACGACGGCAATACCAGCACGATCACGATCAACGTTGAGAACGTGCTCGCTGACCTGAACCGTCCCGTGTGTCGTCATTACACAGACGCCGATCAGCAATTAGACCTAAAAACGACTCTGACACGGCTTGGACTATCGACAAGCACATTGGATACAGGATTCAGCCATGTGAACTTGATTCAAGAACTCACAGTGTTCTGGGGTTCGAATCCGAAATCGGTTAACAACGGTTAAAAGATGAGAGAGCAAAACTGGACTTACAACTTGGGAGATTTCATCAACTCCATACACAACGCACCGTTTGAATACGGTACGCACGACTGCGGCATTCTCGCTGCTGGCTGCATTAAGGCACTGACGGGTGTCGATGCAATGCCATCGATGCAGTACACAACAGCCGCAGGAGCCGCTAGAGCAAGCAAACGCATATGCGGATCGCCTTACATAGGCGATTTGATCGCGCATTTGGCAGCGCAATACGGCTGGACTGAGGTCAAGCCAACATTTGCACATCGTGGTGACTTGATTGTCATTGGCGAGAAAGCTCAGGCACGGCTCGGTATTGTCAGCCTTCACGGAACACACATTATGACGCCGGGTGACACTGGGTTGCTCTATGAGCGGTTTGACCGCTTCGGCCCAGATATCCGTGCTTACCACATTCAAGGAGCAAGCTAATGTCACGCGGGATTGTCAGCACCGTCATCGGTGGTTTAGAGATCGCAGCCGGTGCAGTTCTGGTGGCCACAGGCGTAGGTGCGCCATTTGGTGCAGCCCTGATAATTGCTGGTGCAGGTTCAGTAATGACCGGCATTGCGCAGATGCTGGAGAAGCAGCCAGGACAAGGTGTCGCTACGACGAATCCAGTCGGCGCTTACAACTACATCTACGGCACGATGAAGGTTCCCGGAGTCGAAATATTCTCGGAGACAAACTCTATCACCGGGAGTGGAGGTACGACTTCAAACGACAAGCAATGGCATCGCGTGTTCGCACTAGCCTGCCACCCAACAGATTCATTGCTGGAAGTGCGTCTCGATGGTCAGGTGCTCAATCTTGTTCCGCAATCAAGCTCTGACCCCAACACCACAATCTGGCAGTCAGCATCACCAACGCAGACAGTCTGCAATATCACCTCAATCAGTCGCTCCGGCGGCATTGTCACGATGGTTGTTAGCGGTGGATTCGCAGCGACGTTCAACGGTCAAAGCATGCTGGTCACCGGAGTTGCTGACAACACATACAACGGTGTCCAGACGGTGTGGTTGCCAAATCCCGCTGACCTCACAACATGGGCGTTTCAAAATGGTGGTGCTAATGGAAGCAGTTCCGGCGGCAACGCTCGGACTTGTCTACCGGATTACAGCAACAAGGTTCACGTTGAATTCCAGAACGGAAATCAAACTGCAACGTTCCCCACACTACTTGCTGCCCAGATCGGCAGCACATCTCCTATCACATGGACGGCCACAGATGTGTGCTACGGTCACACACTGGCCTATGTGCAGATGGGCTATGACACATCCTATTTCCCAAACCTACCAACAACCATTTCGTTCGTCGTAAAAGGCAAGAATGACATCCTCGATCCACGTACTGGCACTCGCGGCTATACCGAGAATCCTGCACTATGCATCGCTGACTACATGACGGTGCCACGTATACGCGGCGGATTCGGACTTGCAATTGGATCAACAATTGACTCCAGCAACCTGATTGCTGCTGCAAACACCTGTGACGAGACACTAGCATTGGCTGCCGGTGGAACTGTTCCACAATACTCCTGCAATACCGTCTTTGATCTCAATACTGCACGCGGCATAACAGTCGATCGGATGCTTTCCAGCTGTGCTGGCCGCTTGTCTGTACAGGGTGGGGTATGGAGCATCGTTCCGGGCGCTTGGGTTGCACCAAGTCTGTACCTGAACGAGAAGAACATCGTCGGCCCGATCAAGCTAGACACACGTTTGTCAGTCGCTGAAGCGTGTAACGCTGCCAAAGGCACCTACGTTAGTGCAGCCAACAACTATCAGCCAAGTGACTACCCGATGTATCAACAGGATTCGCTCCACGGCTACGGAACGAATACATGGCTAGTCGAAGACAACAACGAATTCATACCCCACAACCTCGATTTGCCATGCACGAATGTGTCTGCTGTGGCGCAGCGCCTTGCCAAGATTCAGTTGATGCGGCAACGCTATCAGATGCGCTTGAATTTGCTTTGCGATATGACTGCATATCAGGCAACAGTCACAGACGTGATTGCAATCAGCATCGCTCGATACACTTGGGTCAACAAGCCCTTTGAGGTTCTCGGTTGTGAACTCATATACGATGACAACGGTAAGCCACAAGTCGCGCTGTCTTTGGCAGAAGTGGACACAGCAACTTCGTCCGGCGATTCCGCAATCTACTCATGGACCCCAACGGAAGAACTAGCCATCACAGACAGTTTGGTGCCGAATAACACTGGCATTCGTGTTTGCGTGCCACCACATGACGTAGTCGCATACAGCGGACCCGGAACTGTTATCAGTGGCATCACATACCCAAGCACGATCACAACAGGCACAGATGGCCGCGTTCAGAACTCGATCTATGTTCGCTGGGACACGCCAAATGACGCAAACGTCGAAAAGGGTGGACACATTGAAGTGCAGTACCAGATTGACGGCGCTTCCACATGGACTGGACTGACAAAAGTTGATCCATCGGTCTCAAGTCTATTCATTCCAAACGTGAATGACGGCGGCAACTACAACGTACAGGTAAGAGCTGTGAACACCGCTGGAGTGCCATCAGATTGGATATCAGCTTCTGTAACGGTCTCCAGTTCAATTGGCTCTGGCTTTTGGGGCGCGCCTATAGCGCATCCTGTTCCGCCACCACCCGGCGGCTTCTCTTTCGCTGTCCTCACAGCACAAGCAAGCGGAGGCACCGCACAGATCACTGTGGGAGACTTCAACGCGACTGTGGGAAGCACGACTCTTGCGTGTACTGCGAGTCCGAACATTTTGAGCGGATTGAATCAGGGGCAAAGCTATTACGTTTACTACATCGACCCTTCGTTCGTCGGCGGAACAATCACGCCGATTGCAACGCAGAATGCTGCTGACTTCACTGGGATAGCGGGATACTTCCTCATTGGTTCGATTACGACTCCTGTCATTAGCACTCGCTATCAGCCGTCAGCGTTCACTGAGACCGGAGCCAGCACAACATCGAACCCAACGAATGCATATGACAACAACGTCATGACCTCGGCGGGTGTCACGTCCTCATGGTGGACAACCGTTACGGGCACAGACCCTGTTACGCACTTGCCGATTTATGGGACCGGCTCAGCGAACGGCTCCGGGACGTTCAGCGGCTTTGGAACCGGAACGACTTCATCCTCTCTCACGCTCACTGTTGTCGCTGCATCGTCCTTCAGCGGAAGCGGAGCGTCACCAAGTTGCGGAGTCAGCGTCATCATCGGCGGCACTACGTTCAGCGTAGTCGGATTGAGTGGGACGACCGGCACGGCCTCGTACACGTACACAATTCCATCCGGAACAGATCTCGCAACGCTTCAGGTCATCGTGAACGCTGCCATTTCGGCGGGTACTCCTCCGGGTGGTGGCGCAATGGTACTTGCAATCTACGAAATCTACATCAGCTAAAACAGCACACATTACATATAGGGGCCAATGCAAAACACAATGCCAGATCAACAGACAATCAACCTACTACTACAGGAGTTCCGAGATTTTCGCACAGAGTTCAACGATTTCAAGAGCGCGGTTTCTACATGGAATCACGAAGTGGGTCAACGTCTCACAGCCGTTGAGGTCAACGTCAAAGCAGGCATTACCGGAAATGGCCAGCCATCACGACTCGCTAACCTTGAACGTGAAGTGGACGACTTGAAACAGGTCAGAAGCGATGAGCGCATCCCTGCATTAGAAAAGGATGTCGATGGATTGCAGCATGTGAAATGGAAGGCAAGCGGAATCGCGATAGGCATTATCGCGGTGATCGATATTGCAGCAAAGTTCATCCCGCAATTGATACAGAAACTCTTCAGCTAAACAACAAAGCCCGGCATATATGCCGGGCTTTCCCTGTGAGCTATTGTTTCCGTTTGCGCTTGAAGTGGAAATACGCATGCCAAAGTAGGATTGCGGATAGTGTACCTGCGATTGTGATCAGATCACCCATTACTTGCGACCATTGCGCTTGCGAATGTTCCTTCGTGAGTTGTCCAACGTGTTTCCTGACACGTGCTCGGTTTGCCAAACAGTGTCGCCTAATAGCGCGTATGCGATCTTCAGCTTCCTCGCGAGTACGACTCTATGCATATAAACAGTCGTGCCAACTTCAACACCAAATAGTCCTGCTGTTTCAATCGTGGTGTTGTGTGCGACGTACAGATTTGTGCGATTGATTCTCCGACACGACCAACGCAACGTCGCTAAATCCTCGTCAACTTGGGAAACCTTTGCCGTACGTCCTTTGTGAATACGTCCATTCTGTGAAATCTCGATAATCATCTCTATTCTCCTTTTTGCGAACCGTCTTCTGGTTCACAGGTATTTAAGGAGTCATCGAGATTTCTGGTGTCTAAGCGATCAAAAGAGTCGGTCTTGCACTGAGCTTGTTCTAGTGTGATTCCGTTATGAGTTCTTCTTCTGCCTTGCCCACCGTTTGCGCTGCCCTTCAGCTATCCGCGCACGACCATTCGCACTTAGCCTGCGCCGACCACGACGCTTTGTCGGTTTGTCGTCTATGTTCTTCGCAAGAAGATTGCGCACTCGTTGCAGCCGGGCAATCTCTTCATCAATGGCTTCAATGATTCTGTCCATAAGCTATTCTGTCACACGATGGGCCAATGATCTACGGTTTCGGAAGCGCCTTCAATGCCTTGATTGCATCCTTAACCTGCCTGTCATCTTTAGAGACTATCGATATTCTCTCTGCAAGTTCCCCAAGAACGGTTCGAATGCTTTGAGCCAGCAACAGACAGTGACCGTCGGTCATTCCCTCATCGTGCAATCCTTGGCTAAGCGCAGAGTGAAGAAGTGTTAAGGGATTTTCACCGTCTATCAGTAGCGC